AATACAGTACTTAAAGAATTAACAATTAATTTGATATTATCATTAACCTTTGTAAAAGTATCTGAATTTAAAGTTTCATAACCTATTACTTTTGTTCCTTGATAAATTGGAAACTTTAAACTAGCCATAGCTTGAACTCCACCAGCAATGCTAGTTAGAACTTCTCCCATTCCCATTGTTGCAGCAATACCGTCAGCGACTGGAGATTGAGCACCTCCACCACCAAAGATACGATTTAATAAATTTTTACGTCCTCCAGGATATTTAACTCCTAATTCACCAAATGTTCTACTTAAAGAATCTACTATTAAATTAATATTAGTATTTAGTTTTGCAAATGTATCGCTCGACAGTGTATAATAACCTGTGATTTTTGTTCCAGAATAAATTGGGAACTTTAAGTCAGCCATTGATTGAACTCCTTGAGCAATTCCTGATAAAGCGTCTCCCATTCCCATTGTTGCAGAAATACCATCAGCTAATGCAGATTGTTTTCCTCCACCAAAGATACTAGCAAATAAACTTTTACGACCTCCAGGATATTTAACTCCTAATTCAGCAAACGGTGTTGCAATTGAAGTAATTAAGTTACCAATCTGAGTTGGTAAAACAGCATAATCGATTTTTAACGCCTGAATCTTTTTAATACCAAATGCTATTGTAGCCATTGCAACTCCAGCCATAATCATAGCAGGTGCAGTAGCATACATTGATGCAATACTTATTGGGCTAAGTGTAAATGATCGAGCAATTGATAACATCATGAATTCCATGTTGCTCATTTTTCGACCAGCTCCAAAACCTAAGAATCCTTCGGTTACTTCTCCAGAATCTCCAAGCATTTTTGTCATATCTGCATTATTAAATAATGCAGCCATTGCAGCAGCTCCTAATGAAACTGCGACCATTGCTATACCAGCAACAACCATTGCAGCAGCACCAGCAATAATAAACGGTGCAGCAACTCCAGCAAGTCCCATAACAAGACCAACTCCAGTAACTAATGCTCCGATTTGACCGATTGTTGTCCAACCCGCCTCATCTGGTGTTACAGAAGACGCAAATATTGAAACACCAACTCCTAATAATATAATTGCAAATGATGCAACGATCATAACTAAAGATCCTAAGAATATTTCTTTGGCAAATTTTCCAGCTAACCACATAACTACGGCAGTTCCAACTACCATACCAGCGATCATTAACATTGTCATTGCTGGATCGTCCATTGATTGATACATCATATCTACTAAAAGGAATGCAATTCCTAATAAAACTATTGCACCTGCTGCAAACATCAGGGCAATACTAGTTTTTCTCATAGATTTATCAACTCCCATTTTATCTAATAAGAAGAACACACCACCTAATACGAGTAATGAAAGTACAATATATGGTAATGCAGACATACCAGCTGGGTAAATTATTGATGCTAAAACTAAGGCAACTCCTAATAATAAGATTGCTTTAGCAACATCTCCCATTGCAATTAATGCCTGTTGTGTTTTAGGATCTGATAATGGGCCTGAAGCCATTTGTAGAGTTTTAGCAATAATAAATATGGCTAAACCAAATAATGGTGCTGCTAACATACCAACTATTAATAGTGGTGTTGCAAGTACCATAAAGAATGCAAATTTAAGGATTGCTGGTCCTAATATACCGACTGAATTAATAGCAAAAACGAGTGCAGTTGACTTTTCTTGAAATTCTTTTGCACTTTTAATTGTATTAATTGCATCTATAATTACCTGTAATCCCGCACCAATACCTTTAAGTCCTTTACCTCCTAAAATTTTAAGAGCTACTGCGTCACCAAGGCCTCCAGTACTACCTCCACCGGCACCACCAGATTCTGTGTTCTTTGCGATGATTTTTAATAACTTAACCATCTCATCGATCTTACCAAAAAGAACACCGCCAGGTGAAACAGCTTCTGCTGTCACCTGGACTGATGTTGCTATTGCTTGTTGATTATCGTTTGATAATTTTTCAAATGCGCTCTTGAATATGTTCAAACCTTAAAAGACTTTATTTATTACTATATATCAAGATTAAAATTTAGGAGTCTTGAATGATGGTGTTTTAAATGATGGTGTTTTCATACTATTCATCTGTGATTTTGCCATTTTTTGAGGATCTCCATATTTACCATAAGTGTCTTCTTCCTGTCCTTTTTGACCGTCGTTTTGCTTTTTGATAAATTCTGCCAGATCTTTAACAATATACCAGTATTCGTAATATTCCAACTTGTCGACCTCAGATGGTTGCATATGCAAATGATACATGAGGAAGAACTTTGTCTTAAAGAAGTTCTGAAGCGATATCTTGAACAACGAAAAGAGATTTGATCCCGTCACGAAAGCCGATAGTTACGAGGACCTCCTCGTCCCCGTGTGGTACCAACATTTCTGGTTGTACCCCGATTCTCATTTTTTCTGCTAGTCTATATACTAATGAATATTTCTGTGTGTTCCATGAATGGAATTCAACTTCTCCTTTAAAGATTTTCTCATCTGTAAATCCTCTCCAATCCATTGTAAGGTATGGTAAGATTTGTAAATAAGACTGATCCCAAGGTTTCTTTTCAACTTGACGAACTCTAATATAACTTGTGATTGCTTCCATTACTCCAATTGAAGGTGGTCTCATAAGAATTGTACCAAAGCTTTTAGTTTGAATTGCAAAAGCACGAGCTGAATCATCATAATATTTTTCAATTTCTTCAGTTACTCTTGAAAGTTGAAAATATTGAGAATCAATTTCAGCATCAAATTCCTCTCCATCTCTTGTAGTTGCCTTGATAGTTAATCTAGACTCTGGTTCTGGAAATGTTAAATTTCTAATTGATAATAGAATATAAATTCTATCTTCTTCTAGAACATCTTTGTATGATAATACTTTTGTACCTGTTGTAAATCTTACACAGTTTTTAATAATGTGATTTAATTTGTCTTCAATGTCTAATAAGTTACCTTCATCAATAGTTGAGAAGTGTCTAACTTCGGCAACTTGTGCTGGTCTAATAGCCATTTTAGCATCGCTTTGATAAAATTTACCACCTGATGGTAATGATTGAATATCAATTGAATGATAACCTAAATGTAAGTCTGGATCCATTGCTTTTTGAGTTGCGTAACGGTCCATGTCTACCTTTCCTAGGTCTACTCGTTCTTCTTGATTTTCTTTAGCCTCTACCATTCTACGGTATTGGTCTTCTGAGATGTTCTCGTTTTCTTGATTTTTGTTGCTCATATTGCTTTAATTTAAGTTTTATCCTTTTGTTTTTATATCACTTGGACGTCGTGATATTTCTTTTCTAATAAGTTCTCTAATAAATGATGAAATTGACATTGGTCTTTGACCAGCATCTAATGCGTCTCTTAGTATGATATGATTTAATTCATGTTCTTCGTCATCAGTTATTAAGACTTGTAGTTTTTTAGTTAATTTGTTTCCCATAGATTATCTTAATAATATATTATATATTCTTTACAAAAAGAAGGGATGACTCTCGCCATCCCTCTTGTAAAAATTTAATTATGCTAATACTTCTTTGAAAGTATCACATCTCCAAGTTACCTCTAATTGAGCTGGATCAGTAGTTTCGTAGCTTAACTCGTTCGTGAACGGTAAACCTGATTTAATGAAACAATCTTCTAGAGTAATTGTTCTGTAAATATCTCCAGCTCTATTGAACTGAACGATAATTAAAGTTCCTGTGTAGTCCTTTTTAAGGCCCATTAAACCGGTTTGAGGATCGTATTGTAAATTATACCATTCTCTCATGGTTTTGTATAGGAATGCTTGGTTTGAATCGTTTAAGTTCAAAGAAAAGTTAATATTAACATCTAGTGATGTGTTATCTGGCATTCCAGCATAAGAACGAGTTGCAAACTTGTACTTTTGTGTAACTTCAGAAACTTCTTTGTATAGATCTAAACCACCAATACTGTTTACATGTTGTAAAAGTAATGGAGCACCTTTTACACCAGCAGGAGGAATAACAGTAACTTCAAAAAGGTTACTTTGAACCGGTTCCCATTGAGAACCTTTTCTACTTGTCTGGTCTTGTGAATAATGCGGTAGTGCCATTTGTATTTATTTGTTTTTTTATATATCTATTTATTAGCTGAAGTTTCCAGTTTGGATTTCGCCAGTATTTAATACTGTAGTTCTGTGAACAACGATTTCTAAACCTTTAACTGGTTCAACGAAAGTATCTAAGATACCAATGTTATTATCGATAACTTCATTTGTATTATTTGATTGATCGATTACGTTTTTGAAGTCGTAAACACCTTGATCAGCTTTAACTGATTCCATAAATGCATCAGCCAAAGTTTTAATTTCTAATCTAGTTTGTGCAGTGTTGAATTCGAAAACATATCCTTTAAGAATGTTTGCAATTCCTTCTTGGATATAAATCAATACTTCTCTTACGTGAGCAGAAGAAAGTGCTGATTTAACTGATTGTTGTGCAGTTTTATTACCAAGAATTGTTAAACCAACTCCTCTTTGGAAAACGATAGGGTTGATACCAAATGGTTCAATTACGTCTCTATCAGTTTTATCGAATGCGTATTCTACTCCAACTACTCCAGTTCCAGATACAACTCCTCTTCTTGGACCAGCGATAATCGACCAAGGTAATGCAGTTGAGTATTTATCAATGTAATTGTTAGATACGTAAGCTGCAGGAGGTACGATAATATCTTTACCATTTTCTCTGATTGTTAAACCAGGACCGTAATAGAATCCGAAGTTTGCACCATCATTAATAGAAGGTAAAGTATAGAATGCTGTTGGGTTTTTATCTAAATTACCACCGTCTTTAATATAAACTGAATCAAAAGCTCCATTTGCATCAGTGAATGATGGATTGGTTGATTTTTTGAAATCTGCGATTGTTGGTGCATTTAAGATAGCAGCAGCATTTTGTCTTTCGTGTGCTAAGTAAGAAAGTTGATATTTGTTTTGCAAACCTTCAACAGTATCATAAGAACCGAATGTGTCTACGATATATCTGTAAAGAATTAAATCTTTATCAGCTAAAGCGTTGAATAAGTTAGTTCCACTTAATGCTGATAAACAATCTGCGATAGATTTTTCTCCAACATTAGCTTTACTTAAAATAAACGGTCTGTAGATTGTTGTAGCTTCTTCAAACGATATAATATATTTTCCGCCCCAAGTGTTTGGTACATTTGAATCGGTTGTAATAGTTACTACGTGATTTGATCCAACTAATTCTTTAGAAACTGATTTAATTTTAGCTAATCTTCCAGCAGTTGCAGAAGGAACATAATAACCTTTCTTAAGAGATACAGTTGAAATACCTGCAGCGTATGTGAATTTAAATATACCACCTCCTAAGTTTGCATAAGTACCAGCTACGTCTCCGTTTCCAGCAACGTTTAATTCTGTTCCATCATAGTTAATAACTCTTGATGTAGTAACTGCATAAATTTTGAATGTAGTTTGTGCATCGTAAGTTGCTTTAATATTTCCTTCGCATGTGATTGTAGTTATCTTAGTACTAGAGCTATAAGCAACTCCAGTGATTTCTACATATTCTCCTGCTTCAGCAGCTTGTAAGAATTTACCTACAGCAACAGTTGAAGTAACATCGTAATTGTTAACATATAATTTATTAGCGTTTGCACCAGTTCCAAGAGCTGTAACAGCAGGAGCTAAAGTACCATAAATGAAGTTTGCACCAGTTGTTAAAGATGCGTAATCAGTACTAGAAATAGTAGATCCAGCACTTGTAAGGATTTTAGTATATGGTTCAGCGCCAGCAACATAAGTTACTGATGAAATAGTTAACCAATCTCCGTTTGCAGCTTTTACATAAGTACCAGTAGTACCAGTTGTGAATGAACTAGCCATGTTAGTAGCTGAGTAAATACGTAATTCATTTCCAGTTACAGTGATTGCTGTTGATGTTAATGTAGGTACAGTAATTAATGATGTAAGTGATTCATTTACAGTTCCTAAACCTGTAACTGTAACAGATGTTCCAGCAGTAGGATTTAAAGTTTGATCGATAACATAAGATAATAATTCGTAGTTTTGATCTTTGTCAAATGAATGTCCAACTAAGTCTACGTTAGTTCCAGTTTCTTCTTGTACATTGTTTTCGTCAACTGCGCAGAATAAACCAGTTCTTCTAGCTTCTGAGTTAATCATTGTTTCAATGTACATGTTTCTACCTTCCAAATCTTTAAAGTTAGGAATTAAAGAACCAGTGTATTGAGCTAACAATGAAACTTGTCTTAAGTTAGTGAATTGATCAAATTTATTTTTCAATAAACCTGAAGTTGTAAAATAATCTTTGTATACTGGATCAGTAGTCAAACTAGCAGGATCGAATTCGCCTTTGAAAACGAAAACGTCTACCATAAAGTCTGACAAATAATCTTTGTCATTTAAGAATGCAGGTACATTACCTTCACCGTACCATTCTCTAGCAGTTGTTTCAAATGTAGAAACGTCTTGTGCTTTTCTAACGAATACAGTAATTGATTCTTGTTTAATGTTGATGAAGTTAATCATTCTACCATTATCGGTTCCGATTGTAGAAATAACTGCTTCGTCGCTTGGGTACCAGAACTTGTCAGTGTCGAAAAATGATGTATAAGCGTCTGAACCTTCTTCTGAAATAGCAGTGAAATCACTACCATTTGTTACTGGTGCAGCGTAGCTAATAGCGTCTGTATCTTCGAATGTAGCCAAGTTTAAGGCTAGGATTGGACCTCTTGTAAGAGCAGCTAATGCTGATCTATGAAAGAATACTCCTTTTTTCTCCAAATTTCTATCGATACCACCGAAGATCGCATTGAAATCTTCAGTAGACTGAATAAGAACAGGAGTGTTGTAAGGGCCCTTTTTAGAGTGACCAACTACCAATCTGATAGTCTCTGTAGCAAAGTTCGTGGTTTGTGATTTATCGAATTCTAATCGATAAACTCCAGAACTCTTGAATTGCAATAATTGAGGACTTAGTGCCATGTTTATTTAGATGTTTTTTTCTTTATTCTATATATCTATTTCTATTCCGTATTTTACTTAACCAAGCAAATCGTAAATATCATATTGTAAATCTCCTGAGGCCGAATTGTCTTTATATAGGATGTTTTCCATGAAATCATGAAGTTCTTCATCTATAACATCTAGTATCTCTTCGACAAAATCGGCATAATCTGTTGTTCCAAAGAATTCGGTAGAAATAATCGAAGACATGATTAAATCGTCATGTCCCATTTGCGCCGAGTAATTACCGCTCTTATTAACTCCAAACAGGGATGCTTCGTGAACTGTTTCGGTTTCATTAATATTTATCCTATTTCCTTCGACTAGTTTCTTAAAGTTTTGGCAGAATACTGCTTTATTATCAGAACGTAATCTTAGACCTGGTTTTACTCCTTTAGAATCATGTCTATGTTTAAAACGTAGAATCATATCCTCATCAAAGTCATTTCTTTGTGGAAATATTGTTTGTAAATATTTTAATAAAATAGTTCCGTATGTATTAAATTCAATTAACATTTTAACGTTTTCTGAGTTGAATACATCAATTGCTAATGTATATAATACTTTAGCAAAATCTTCGATTGGATGCTCGTTACTTTTAAATACAGCAACTTGATCTAATTTAAAGAAATCATACATTGCTCCTGGATTTTCAGTAGCCTCAATTTCTTTTTCTGTTAATGGCACTACTTCAAAGATATTAATTACCGAATAATCTCGACCTGAACCTTCTGCAATATCAATTGTAAATAACCAGTATCTGGTCTCTTCTTTACAGACTTCAATGTCGAATCCTGGCTTGAATCCTAAGAATCCCTTTACATCAATATGTATATTTTCAAATTCCTCTAGATCGTGAAAAACAAATTTGTTAGATTTCTTTCTAAGTTTTGCTAGCGATGCTGGCGATAATAATAAAGAAGATGAACTTATAAATTCATTTCCATATTGTCGGTTAAATGCCTCTTCAGAACCTAAATTTCCTAATTCTCTTTTATACCATGCATCATCTCTGTCAGGGTGTTGGAACCAGTCAATTCTTAATGGAGTGTAGGCATTAGTACCATCGATTGCAGCTGCCCAAATTTCATAGAATTTATTAAATCCATTGGGTGTTGATGTAATATTAATCCTCGATATTTTCGAAGATGATAGCGTTGGGTAAACGTTTTCATAAAATACATCTACGATATTTGGATGGATATGCGCAAACTCATCTAGGTATAAATTGTGGATTGTAAAACCAATACCAGCTTTTGCTGTAGTTGATTGACCTACTAAACGACAACCATTATCACATCGAACATTCATAACGTCGTACTTGATAATTCCAGGCTTCATAAAGAAAGGCAAATGCTCAATTACAACTTTTGCTTTATCAATAATTTCTTTGGTAGTTTCTCCTTTATTCGCTAAAAGTAGCGTGTTTTTATCAACATTAAAACAAATGAACCATGCATTAAAAATTGATGCGGTTACGGTTTTACCCATTTGTCGAGATGCTAAAACAATATTAAATCGATTATGCTGAAAGTTTCTCAACATATCTTTTTGGTATTCACGAAGTTTTACCTTCTGAATTCCCTCATCGGTCATTACAACCGCATATTTCTCAGCAAAGTACACAATATCATGTGCACATTTTGCTATTTCTGTAATTTCAGCATCAGTATACTCAAATACAATATTACCACGTTTTAAATGTTGTTTACCTTCATAAAAAGGCATTGAAACCTGAGGACGATAACCTTTGTCTAAAGCGACTTGTAAATCATTAATTGCTTTAGTTGACCAAATAATCTTATTTGATTTGGTTTCATCTGAGTCCTTAGGAATCCAAATATTACTTTCACTCATTTGAATCAGCTTCTATTTCAATTATGTCTTCATCGGAATCATTGGAATTATTAATACCCATTTGAATCATTCTCATCAAGTCTTTTGTACCTCTTTGAACATTCATATCTGATGCATCTCCTCCAGCCTCTTCAATTTCATGTTTGTTCGTATTTTTACGATAAACTTCAATATCTCTGGCGATTCTTTTATTAGATTCTTCAGTTGCCATTAAGTACATGGTCTGAGATTTAATAATATCTAACATTGATTTTTGTAGCGTGGCTAATACCTCGAACATTCTAGGAGACATTTCGCCATCTTCAATAGTTTCCAACAATAGAGTTAGTGCTCTTTCACCGGCATTAAGCTGATAAACAAGGGATGACATCGTCATTTCGTCCATCTTCTTTTTAGCCTGTACATATTCATCATTCTCGATAATATCATTATCAAGATAAAATTTCATTAGGGCGGTGATGGTCTTTTTAGCTTGAGCCTCGGCTCCAGTTTTCAATGCGGAATATGAAACTGCTGGAGATTTCTGTACCATCGGAGCTGAAGGGAGCGGTGAATCTGTCTCAACGAGATCAGTTAATGATTCATCTTCGCCTATTAAAAATTCTAGCTCTTTGCGAATATCATCGGCCTGATCCTTGATCGGCCTGCTTTTATTTTCTTCAGACATATTATTATATTATTTATAAGATATGTATCTCTTTTTATCGAGCGTTTCTGAACTTCTGGAATCCTAGCGATGGTAGTGCATTATCAATAATCATGGCTCTTTGATTATCTCTAACAACGTATTGGTTTAAAACGTTACTATGTTGTTCTACTTCAATTGGAGTATCGAACAGTCGGATGTTTGTAATTTTAAGTTGTCCACCTTTTAGTGCGTAGTTAGAAGATTCAAGATCCCAACTAATTGCTGGTACTTCATTCACAGTCTCATGGAATACATCTTGTAAATTGTTTGAAGAACTCTGAGGTAAACCTAAATTGCTAGTAGGATTTAATGCGTAAACGCTTAAAGAGAATTGATTAAAATCTCCATTTGAATTTAAAACTAATCCATACCATCTACTTGGAGCATACACAACGTTTGTTGAAAACTCATATAAATCGTCGTTAATGTATACTTTAATAAATTGTCCATTTATTAAGATTTTTAAACCTTGATTTATTGTTGTATTTCCAAATATCCAATAATCGGTCGTACTAGTATATTGGAAGTTAGGAGAAAACCAACATGTGAATGCAAAGTTTCCATCACTTTTAACAGGTAACACATATTCTAATGCAGTTACGCCTACTGGAACTTTTGTTAAATCATAATGATTTTTAGAAACTACAGTCCATCTATTTTTAAGATCGTAATCTATAATATCTAAATTAACCGAAATTAAGTCTCTAATACCATCTCGATATGCAGTTGAAACGGTTTGGAATATTTCTGGCTTAGTGTTCTTAACAATTTCATCTCTGATCTCTGCACCAAATACTTCATCAACATCTGTGAATAAATCATCAGTTGCCAATTCAAAATCGTGTTTGATAACTGAAGTATCGTTTTGGTATTTAGTTAACATTACTTTCCAATAAGTTATCTCTTCATTAAAACGATCACCTAATGCAACTGAATTAATCGTGTACATTTTATTAATTAATGGAATGAACATGTAATCACGTTCTCTAGGTCTAGTTCCAAATCCAAATACTTCTTGGAATTCTTGTTGAGTGATATGAATTTCGAAATCTTCGAATTCCATACCAAACATATCATATTTAGTTGTTGATTCTTGAGGAAACTCATTATCTGGAACTAAGATTTTTAAATTTTGTTGGTCTACTACATTATGTAATGAGTATTCCATTAAAATCACATCTTTAGTTCTAGTATCTGGTTCAGTTCTGAAATAATTAACTTCGTGGCCAAATATATTTTTAACAATATTTGCAAGTTGAATATAAGTCTGCTGAGTTTTGAATTGGCTATAAGGTTTAAATAAACTATCATCAGTACATGAAACTTCTATCGTAGCGCATCCAGTATATAGGAAAGGATCTGTACACGCAACACATAAATTTGGACATGATTCAATAACACCGTCGACAGTTTGTACTGTAACTGTTGCTGAGATAAATGTGATACTTGATCCTGGTACGATTGCTGAAACTTCAGCTGCAAAATCTAAATAAACATCTTGTCCATTAATCCATTCATAACCTTTAAGGTCTCCAACTTCTGTAGTATTATTAACTGCTGAAAATTCGCTGAATTTCTTACCTCCATCAACTGAAAGTCTAAAAGTATATTCAAATGCATTATTAGCATCGGTTGGTCTATAATATGTAATTCCTGACCCGTTGAAAGTTATTGGTTGAGTCAACGTTAAACTATTATTATTAGCTACGCTGGCAATAGTATATTTTGTATTACCAATAATGATTTGATTAGAATTAGTAAAAAATCTAGTGAAATCTGTTCCGGTACCTGTTACAATAGCCGAACCACTAGTAACGCTGATAGTTCCTACAGTAGAAACGTCTGTTACTCCAGCCAACAATTCCCAACTTAGAACTTTTCTTAAGTTGAGATATGGTGTATTGATTGATGCTATTAAAAAGTCTCCGTATGCTGTTGCAGTACTACCTGTTACCATTTAATGAGAGTTAATTTTCTTTATATATTCTCAGTAATCGGTAACTAAAAGAACTTCTGGATTATCTCCGCTGAGCTTTGGATCGCCCATCATATCTAACATGATTGAAATTGCATCGATTACGTCAATTTCGTTTTCAGATATTTCGTGGATTGAATTTTTATCGGCTTTAATTAGCCACTGGTCTAAAATATTTAAAAGATCGTTTAATTTCATTCTCCTATATGGAATTCCATCTTCAATAACTCGTTCCTCAATTAGGATTTTATTAAAGATTTCGATCTCACCAGGTTCAAGAATTTCAAATGTTCTTAAAGTTAAATGGAGTATTTTAAAACCAAATTTGATTTGTTTATCTCCTTCTGGGCTAGTAACAAGTCGAGAGTAGTTTCTATTTTTACTAAGAGTGAATTTGATCCATCTCAAATGCTTCATTTGTCTAAGCATGTTTGATATGAAGTAAATTGAATTTACCTCTTTATGAATCATCTCCCATCCAATCGCATTAAAGAAATCTATATTGTCTTTAAAGTTTGCGTTGATGAAAGCTTCTAAAGTTTCCCTAGGGACAATAATAGAACCGTCGTTGGGTTCTAAATATTCAATTTCATTCTTAATTTTCGACCAAAGTTTATTATCAATATTATTATATTTGTATAAAACTATGTCGACAACATCGGATGAATCGTACAGTGAAAAAGAATCTATCATTAATATACCTTTATAGTTTCGTCAAGTTTTTTAAGTTGTGCTAAAGTATCTTCTTTAAAGAACTTTAGTGTTTCATTAAATTCTCGTTTGCCAATTTCATTTTTTCTCATGTAAAACTCGATGGCTTCTTGACTAGGTATGTATTCTTTTTTATTAGTGGCAGCCGTTTCAGACTTTTTAGTTTTAGTGTAAATCCACGGTGGAACGCTAGTAAATCTTTGAGCAACTAAAGCCCAACTCTCAATAACAGCAAGTCCATTAATACCATTAATGTTGAATGCTTCTGCATTTGCTGGAAACTTAATTGAAAAGAAACGATTTATCATGAAGTGATGTCTCTTTTTATTAAAATCCTTTATATTTTTAAAGTCTTTTTGCTTTGTAAACATAATTTTTACAAAGTCAAATAATTTAGTTTCGTCTAGCATAATTTTATTTTATCCAATCATTATAAGCATGAATGTATGCTTGTTCTATTGAAAGACCGGGGTCTTGAACCATGTGGCTTTCGGCGAATACCTTAACCTCCCATTCAAGACCCCATTCTTTGGCTTCCTCTAATATTTCTTGTACCGTTTCTGGCATTAAAATAAATTGTTTATAGTTTTAGAAGTATCTGTTGCTTTTGTTTCACTTTCATCTAATCCAGCGAAGGCATCAAAATCAACAGGTGTCGAATTGGCAATTTTTAACCAACTAGAACCTTCAAGAATCTTTTCCATTTGTGATAGATTCATAATCATTGGTTCGATAGTTTTATCGCGGTCAACAACTTTCATCATTTCTTTTTGAATAGGATCTGGTATTGTGTTGTAATGCAATAACATTAAATCTAGATTCTGATTAAATCTATTAAGAATAGATGTTTTAGAATCGTGACCGATAATTCTATAAATTAAGTCAACAATCTTTTCAACTTGAGTTGAATTAAACATGTGGTCGATTACGAAATCGCCTTCCTCTTTAATATATTGTTCTAAAACATTTTCTGCCTGTTTATCAGTAATTGAGAATGTTCTATTTTTACCAGTTTTCATAGGTTTCTGGTAAGTAACAACTGATTTAATATTATCAGATTTATCTCCCATTAGAATCTTTTGAAAAACGAAACGATCACAATTCATTTCTTCAATTTCAATTTGATTCTTTTTAATCCATTCGATCATTTCACCTTTAGCACGGCCATGTTCATGGATTGGACTATCCATATTGAATAGCAAATCATCATTATCAATTTCAATTTCTTCGATTGGCGCAAGTAATGAGTTGAAGCCTTCGAATGCAATAAGCTTACGTTTGGTGTTATAATACCATAATGAATATCCATCAGTTGCTTTTGAATAATCAACTAATTGAATCATGTCACGGTCACCAGTCCAAATAATACAATTCTTACCTTGAGAATTTAAATAAGTTGACCATGCAAAAAGAATATCATCGGCTTCTGCACCTTTAACTTGATTTACAATAACACCTTTTTTGGCAAGGATTAATTTAAACTCATCATAGACTTCGTAAACAGCTGACCAATCAACTGAACTATCTTGAGTTCTTGTACCTTTATATTGAGCTTCTGGAAATAAATCTTTACGCCATGATTTGGAATCGACAGCAAAAACGATTTGATTAACAAATGGCGTCATTTTTCTGACTTCAGATGCGAAGTCAATAGCAAGCTTTCTAATAAATTGTCCTTTACTATTATCATCGCCTAATAGAGGTCCTGATTTAGGTTTCGGAAGGACGAATAATCTACTGTGTATGAAATAGTTTCCATCTATTAGTAGTGTATGATTTCCAAGCTTCATATATTTTATCTTTAATTTGTTTGTTATGTAAATATAAACAATTTTCTTGACATAAAAAAATGTTTAGTGAATTATTTTACGATCTTACAATAGTTTGTAATTCGTAGACACAGCTCAACATTGTAATAATCGGGTCAATAACATGAACTCTTTGAGCCTGGTGTCTTGCTACGGTTATTGCAATCTGAGGAATATGCTTAATGCTTGTTGATTTTTCGGCTTGGATGTATTCGATAAAATCATTTCCAAGTGATTGTAACACTTCGTCAACTCTATTTGAATAATCACTTACTAAATATTTGTAATTTTTAGCAGGATCTGTTTCGTTAAAAATCAATTCGAATATATCTTTATAGACCGAGTTAAATTTCTTA